ACCTTTCTCTTCCATAGACTCTTTTATTTCCTCAGCAGTCTGTGGCTTTGGCTCTTTCTTTTTTGGTTTTTCTTTAGTTACAGCATCTTTTGGAATTTCGGCTTTCTCATTGATAGCATGATCCATTTCTTCAAATGAGGCATAGCTTCCTCCTGATAAGCCACATGCCGATAATGCTCTGCCGATTGATGACGTAAGGCAGTTTTCTACTGCACTTGTCTTATTAACCATACCTGAGCCTCTAAATTCTTCGGCAAAGTCATTGGCTATCTCTCTCCATAAACCATCTTTATGAACATGAACAGTAGTCTCAGTCATAACTCTGTTTGCATCTGCTACATGCACTTTACTAATTATCTTGCCATCGACACCAAATGCCTCACGAAATGCTTGCACTCTCGTATGTACTTCGGCATACATCTTGCCTTTTATTGAAACTTTGTCTTTGTCAGACAAATCTGCCATCTGTTTTACTGCTCTTACAAGCTTATCTTCTTCAACTTTTTTAGTCATTTTGCACCTTTATGGATTGATATTGAAAACAAAACTCAGCGACATCACAAAAGTTCTCACATCTCATGTTGATACCTTTTCTATGCTCAATACTGTGTTTATCTTTGTCTTTTAATGCCGATATGAAGGTTTCGGCTTCCTCTTCTAAATCGAAAACCCTAACAGCAGTTTTCCTTCCTTCTTTGCGTACAGCAAATTTTTCTCCACGCAACCATCTTTCATCCTCTGTGCACTCAGGTAAATCACCTTCTCTGGCTTTTTTATGTATAAGTACACGTTCACGAACAAAATCATCGGCATCCTGTTCGCTCCACATATTTATATTCTGTATGTGAACATCTCTTTCTGGATAACCTTGAATTCTATCTACTTGATGTTTTGACCAATCTTTTATTAGATTTATTATCTGTAAACCAGATATTTCTATGCCATTTTGACGAGCTAACCAAGCGTATATATTTAACTGTTGTTCATCGCTTATGCCTCCATTCATGACACCATAAACTTTCCTTGTTTTATAATCTTGTATAACACGAGAGCCATCCTCCTGTACCTCTTGGACATCTAATTGTCCAGATACCCTCCAACCATCACAAGTAGCGAAAAGTCTCTCTTCGGTGATATAACCATCTGTTTCGCCTTGTTCTAATATCCAATGCACTGCCCTTCCAAATAATGACCATACCTCTGACGTAACATCTCTCTTTATTTGGTCATCATAATGATCAAACAAAGCAGACATACGAGCAGGTCGCATAAGTCCAGTAGCTGAAATAACTGCATCTCCCTTGCTATAACTGTCTCTTTTGATAGCATTAGCTAAGGGGGCAGGCAAATTGTGAGTGTTGATATACTCCATGATTCTCCATTGTTGCGATAAAACATAACTATTATGAAGAAAGAAAAACGACAAGTCAACCAGATAATTTATGGAGAATGTTGCTCCAAAGCAAACTCTCGTAGATTGGTGCATTTTGGCGGTAAACCTAGATTTATAAAAAGCAAAAAAGCATTAGTCTTTGAGCGTGATGTGCAACTGCAAGCAAAAAAAATAAAACAGATGCTCGAAGGCGATCTCATGATCGAAGCCGATATATATTACTCTTCTCGTAGACCAGATCTGGATGAAAGTATTCTTCTGGATGCTCTGCAAGGCATCTGGTATCAAAACGATAGAGCGTTTAAACATAAAGTTATACGAAAATTTCTAGACAAGAAAAATCCGAGATGTGAAGTAAGAGTAACCGAAATTGATTGGGATGAAAAAAAACCCCCTGCAACCATAAATTGAGGAGGTCTTTAGTTCTTCATCGCAACATGAAGGGCAAATCAGTTCGGTGGAGGTGAGAACAGTTTGCAAGTAGAATTTTACTATGGTATTTTTATTTTGCAAGCTGATCACAGCTAAATGTGGTGGGGGCACGACTGACGACTAATCCGCAAGTCTAACACCTTCAAACTCTCATTTTTTACAGTGGGGGGTTTGGGGGGCTAACTTCAGACTTTCCGAAGTCTAACACACATGTTATGTAACCTGTTGATTTACTTGATTAATTTTATCGCAAATGGAGAAAAGCAAATGGAAAAATACACTTTCAATGGACATGTAATCAAACTTAAAAAGGCAGATTACGACAGGTGGGAACAAGCATATAAAAATATACCTAACCTGCAAGCACATCTATTTTCACGAGATGAATGGTTTCACAAAAAAGCAGAATATGCGCAGAAAACAAGATGGTATCTTTCAACAGCTTCATATCTGGCAAAATTAGACGCGCAATACGCTAAAGATAACGCAACAGATGAAATGGGCAGGAAAATAGATGCGAATGGCAAAAAAGTATTTAGGACATTGCCATGAAATCATTCTCAGAAAAATTAATTAACGAAGGTTTTAACATATCATCTTTAAAAGAAGGGCAATCAAAAATGAAATGCCCATCTTGCAGTCATACAAGAAAGAAGAATAAGAGTGATACTTGTCTATCATTTTCTTTGGACAGTCAAGGTGCAAAATGGAATTGTCATCATTGTGATTGGACAGGCAATGTATGGAGGAATGATGATAGTAGTTATCCTGAATCGTTTAAACAAACAAAACCGAAGTTCAAAGACGATATCGAGACCTATCCTCTGACCGAAGAATTTTTAGATTGGTTTGTCAGTGAAAGAAAAATAGAAAAAAGAGTGTTAGATATAGCGGAAGTTCGATGTGCAAACACTTTTATCGGTGGAAAAAAACAAAAAGCAATCGCTTTTTTACATAGAAACAATGGACAAACTACCAATATCAAGTTCAGGACACTAGATAAATCCTTCTCACAGACACCAAATGGCACGAGATTACCTTATTTATGGAGTTTAGTTGACCAAAATGAGGATAAATTAATCATAGTAGAGGGAGAAATGGATGCTCTAGCTTGTATGTCAGCAGGTCTGAACAATGTCATTTCAGTCCCAGATGGGGCAGGTGACAAGAAAATGTCTTGGTTAGAATCCTTGCATGATGAGCTTAAATCGTTTAAACAGATAATATTATTTACAGATGATGACAAGCAAGGTATTGAATTAAGAGAAGAATTAGCTCGAAGGCTTGGAAAAGTGAGATGTTGGAAAGTGTCTTTACCGAGTGGTCATAAGGATGCAAATGATATGTTAAACAATGGAAAGGTAGCTTTGTTGGATGTTGTCGATAATGCGACTCCATATCCATTGAAAGATCTTAGAGAAACTCACGATTTCATGGAAAATGCTCTGCGCCTGTTGCATGGAGATGTTCGTACAGGATTATCTACTGGTATAAAAGCAATGGATGGTAACGCAGATGGCAGTTCTGGCGCGTATCGTGTTCGTGCAGGAGAGTTAACACTCGTATCAGGTGTGCCTAATGGCGGTAAATCAGAGCTTTTAGATGCAATCATCCTCAGCTTGGCAAAGAGTCACGCTCATAGATTTGCTATATGTAGCTTTGAAAACCCTGTCGATGAACATATAAATAAATTGGTAGCCAAATTAGTTGGTAAACCGACTTGGGATGTAGCTTCTGGTAACAAAGTAAGAGATGACGAATGGTATCCTGCGGTTGAATTTATTCAAGAACATTTTTATTGGATTCGTAGCGAGGATGAGCCTCCGACTATTGAATGGTGTTTAAACACAGCATCGAATGCAGTGCAGAGGTATCCGAATCTTCGTGGTTTGGTTTTAGATCCTTACAATGAATTTGAACACAAACGACCTTCTGGATATACCGAAACCGAATATGTGTCATTGATGTTAGCGCAGATAAAAAGATGGGCATCGACACATGGTGTTCATGTATGGCTTGTTGCGCATCCGACTAAACTCAGGAGGAACATGGATGGAAGTTTTCCGACTCCGACAGCGCAGGACATATCAGGCTCGGCTAATTTCTATAATAAGTGTGACAATCTATTGATTGTTGAAAGAGATTTCACTCCAAACTCTAACGATGTAAGAGTTCATGTGAAGAAGATTAGATTCAGACAATCAGGAAGATTGGGTGTTATTGAATTGAAATATGATGCGAACACAGGAAGATACAGTTAATCTGTATCCTCCTGTTGTTGCTGTTCTTCTTGTTGCTTTTGAAACCAAGAATCATCTTGATCTTGTTCTTCCCACCAGCATTCCTCGCTGGGATCAAAACTGTTTAAACGATCTCTGAAGCACCCGTGTTGATTGCTGCCTGAAACTGAAGCAGCATGATTTATGTAAATGTTTAAACGCATTTTAAATTACCTTTGATGAATGTCCTGACCTGACTCGGAGTTTTAAATCTTTTCGTTCTTTTTAGGTTTATATGAGATTCACCTTTAGGTCTAAAGAAATAACCTTGCCTACATTTTTCAATGTAGCCGATGATAATCATCTTGCGAGTACCCATGCTTGCCCTGACAATCTCTTTATATTCAAAGTCAATCATCAGTCTCAAACTCCCAACCAAGCTTCAAACATAATTCTTTGTATGTTTCTTGTCCTGATGTGCTCATCCTGTCGTAATCCCAACCTAAATCATCTACCAAATCTTTAACCTTTTCTGATGTCAATGAAATATGTTTAGTGTCTGTCATGTCACCTCCTAGTGTAAAACACGATTATCGTTTAATGGTTTTGCTTGTCTGTGTCTGCTCAGGTGTTGGTCATGCAATGTTCTCATAACATGAGTCCAATACTTTTTTGCCCATGCCGACTTAGA